CGTCTATGTGAAATACTCTAAAAACTTCTTTGTGGGCTGATCGAAACCCACATTTGTCACATTGATTTTTTATTCGATACCCGGATCGATGCCATCTAGGAATGCCAAAGCCTAGACCGTTGGCCATACAGATTTCGCACAATGATCTATAATAGATCTTGTCGTTCTTTTTGTAGTTTACCGCACGGGGTCGTTGTCCGCACTTGCAAAGGGGTCTCATAAACATATTTACACCTTTTCAGCCCCTTTTCCCGCCTTGCATATCCTGGGGTTTTTTAATGATGCCGCTAAATAATAGTACATTGATTTAACCCTAGGAGACAGTCGAATGGCACTAACATCACCAGGCGTAGAAGTACAAGTAATTGACGAGAGTTTTTATACTCCAGCTGAACCAGGAACGGTTCCGTTAATTGTTGTAGCCACTGCTGAAAACAAAATAAATGGAGCTGGCACAGGCACAGCTTCAGGTACCACTGCAGCCAATGCAGGTAAGGTATTCAAAATGACCAGTCAACGAGAACTTGTTGACACATTTGGTTCACCGTTCTTTGAAAAGACAGTATCGGCTAGTCCTATACACGGTGGCGAAAGAAACGAATACGGTCTACTAGCTGCTTACAGCTTGTTGGGCGTTTCAAATTCTGCATTCATCCTACGTGCAGACATCAACCTAAATGAACTAGAAGGTCAAACAGATGCACCGGGAGCGGATCCAGCTGATGGCAAGTGGTGGGTAGACACACAAACCACCACTTGGGGTATCAACGAATGGAACGGTTTAGCATTAGCCGACAGCGGTCAAAAATTTACTGCTAAAACTCCTTTGGTACTCACAGATGCTGATCTAGATAATATCAACAGCAATGCTCCTAAAACATCAGTAGGTACCATTGGTGACTACGCTGTGGTGTTTCAGACAGCAGCAGGCGACGGAACATTTTTAGCTGAAGATGAACTGGTAAGAATATACTACAAAAGTGCAGGCAATGCCACCGCTGGTATCACAGCCGGTACATGGGTACTAGTTGGTAGCCCTGAATGGGCTGCCAGTCATCCTACAGCATTCAGTTCAGCAGCAGTGACTGGTACATTATCAGGCACATTGGTCATCAATGATGTAAGTATCGCAGTAGGTGTTAGTCTTGCTTCCTGTCTTTCCAGCATCAATACTCTAATGAACGGCAGCGGTATCACTGCTGTGGTCAAAAACAGCAGATTGTATCTATTCAGTGACGGTACTTCCACTGCTACAGGCGGCGACTCCACAGCAACTGCAGGTGGTACTGGCAGTATTGTGATCAGTGGAACTGCACTGGGAACTGGTGCTGGCCTATTAAACATTGCTGCTGGCACATACATGTGCCCGGCATTGGCCCAACAGCCACACACCAGTGTGCCGTTGTTTAAAAGATCAGATTTTGGATCTACTGTAAATGCTCGTCCTACAGGTTCTGTATGGTTGAAAACCACCGAACCAAACAACGGCTCACGTTGGAGAGTAAAACGCTACAATGAAAGCACTGGTTCTTGGATGGCCAATGAAGCACCTTTGTATGCAACTCCGCACTCTGCTTTGTACTTTCTTGATAAATCCGGTGGTGGTGCAAATCTTCCTAAGGATGCATTATTTGTTCAAACAAATGCCAGAGAACATGCAGGATCATATTCCGCTACCACTGGAGCAGTGAACGGTTTTGATGCCCCAGATCAAACACTGGCTACTACCACTTTTAGAATATTTAAAAGAGCAGCTAGTGGTGAAACTGCAATCAGATCTAAAATTATTACTACAGGCACACTGAGCGCAATAGCAAGAACCTTCACAATCAAACAGTCGATTGTTGGCGATACTGCACTGAGCACAGCAGCTTCATTTACATTCACAGCAGCAGGCACAGCAGACGATGCGTTTACAATCGCAGGATTAATTAACGCTGCTAGTTACACTGATTCAGCTGGCGATGCTATCACAAACAACGTAGTGGCCAGTGTTAATACCAGCAACGAATTGGTGATCACACACAAGACAGGTGGCGATTTCAGACTAACTGATGTCACAGGTACTGCTGTTAGTACACTGTTTACAGCCTACAACCTAGCAACAGGTGCTGGCACCAGTAATTTCTACGCATTGTCAAGTGGCTTGGCCACAGGAGCACAAGAAGGTTATTTGGCTTCCTTGTGGCTTCCATTAGTTAGTGATGTGTTTGCTGCTACTCCAGATGCTCCATTAGAAGAACCAGCAGACGGACAACTATGGTACAATCCTGCCTTTGGCGATGTAGATCTAATGATTCACAATGGCACAACCTGGGTGGGCTATCAAAACTTCACAGGATACACTGGCACTGATCCAGAAGGTCCACTTGTATCCGCAACAATGCCTGAAACACAAACTGACGGCACTGCGCTGGTCAGCGGTGATATTTGGATCAGCACAGCAGATCTAGAAAATTTCCCAAGCATATACAAATTCAATCCTGACGCAGGCACAAAACTTGCACTAAAATGGGTTCTGGTTGACAAGACTGATCAAACCACAGAAGAAGGTATTTTATTTGCAGATGCTCGTGCAGGTACAACTGGAGGCTCGGCTACGGCTGCGCCTACTGGATCAATCAAAGACTTGTTGACCAACAACTTTTTAGATCCAGATGCACCGGATCCAGATCTATATCCCAAAGGCATGTTGCTGTGGAACCTACGTAGAAGCGGTGGAAACGTCAAGAAATACAACGATGGTTATATTGATACTACAGCAGACAACGAAAGACAATCCGGATCACCAAGTATGGAAGCATACTGGCCAGATCGTTGGACCACAGCCAGCCCTAACAATGAAGATGGTTCAGGCAGCTTTGGCCGCAAGGCACAGCGATCAGCAGTGGTTGCTGCATTGAAGAGTGCTATTGACACCAGCGAAGAAGCACGTGACGAAGAACGCAGAAACTTCAACCTAATTGCTTGCCCTGGATATCCAGAAGCACTTAGCAATCTAATCAACTTGAATCTGGATCGCAAGGTCACAGCTTTTGTGGTTGGTGATACACCACTGCGTCTAAAGAGTGATGCAACAAGCCTAACAACCTGGGGTACCAATGCTAATCTAGCACTGGACAACGGAGATAATGGTATTGTTACCTATGACGAATATGCAGCGGTTTACTATCCAAATGGATTTACCACTGACCTTACAGGCGCCAATGCTGTAGTTCCAGCCAGTCACATGATGCTAAGAACTATTGCTCTAAGCGACCAAGTGAGCTTTCCTTGGTTTGCTCCAGCAGGCACACGTCGTGGTGGTATTACCAATGCCACAGCAGTGGGATACATTGATTCGTTGACAGGTGAATTCCAAAGCGTTGCTCTAAACAACGGTCAACGAGACACCCTGTATGATCTCAAAGTCAATCCAATTCCGTTCTTTGTAGGTACAGGATTGGTAGCTTATGGTCAAAAGACTCGTGCAAGAAATGCCAGTTCTCTAGATAGAATCAACGTGGCACGCCTTGTGGTATATCTACGCAGTCAGTTGACAAAACTAGCTCGCCCATATATCTTTGAGCCAAATGATCAAATCACTCGTGATGAAATCAAACAAGCTGTGGAAAGTCTGTTGCTGGAACTAGTGGGTCTAAGAGCTATCTATGACTTTGCAGTGGTATGCGACGAAACCAATAACACACCAAGTAGAATTGATCGCAATGAATTATATGTAGATGTTGCCATTGAGCCGACCAAGGCCGTTGAATTTATTTACATACCATTGCGTCTCAAGAACACAGGTGAGATTTAATGAATAAATACAATATCGGAGCATAAGACAATGGCAATTACATCATTAACAAACTACTCGATTAACCCATCTGGTCCTGGTTCAAATACCGGTATGTTGATGCCGAAACTAAAGTATCGCTTTCGTGTTACTTTACTGGGTTTTGGCACATCGTCTAGTACAGAACTTACCAAACAGGTCATGGACGTTACTCGACCCAAAATAGCATTTGAAGAAATAGAAATACCTATTTACAATTCCAAGATCAAACTGGCAGGAAGATACTCCTGGGAAAATATTACGCTGAATCTCAGAGATGATGCCAGCAGTAGTGTTACTAAATTAGTTGGTCAACAGATTCAGAAACAGTTTGATTTTCATGAGCAGGCCAGTGCTCGCTCTGGTATTGACTATAAGTTTACCACACGTATTGAAATACTAGACGGAGGCAACGGTGCTGCTGCTCCAGGCATTTTAGAAACCTGGGAATGTTATGGATGTTTCTTGCAAAATACAGACTACGGTGAATTGAATTACACAGGCAACGAGGCAGCTACAGTGGCGCTTACCATTGTGTATGACAATGCAATGCAGACTCCAGATTCACTTGGCGTTGTTGGCATAGGCACAGCCGGTGCAGCTAGATCAGCCTCTAGTGCTCTATCAGTAGGTAGTTCAGGTATTTAATTAATACCGTAACACAAAAAAGCTCGAATAATTCGAGCTTTTTTTTATGACTAAATAATTATATGGCCAATAAGTTTACAAGATTTTTAAATAGTGCTCTCAGAGGACCCAAGGGAGTAGTTGGTAATTTTCAACATGCCACACGAATATTTGTTGACAACAACTATAGACTAGCCCCTAGAACAAAATTTCTTTACTATGCTGTGTTTTCAGGAGCAGAAAGAGAAGTCAGTCTATTAATCAAATCTACTGATTTGCCTAAATTTAATTTTGACATGGCCAATAAGAATGTGTACAATCGTACCAAGCAGGTTTATAAGAAAATAAATTACGAACCTATTAGTCTAACATTTCACGACGACAATGCTGGTCTAATGCATTCTATGTATTCGGCCTACTACGCACATTATGCCTATGACGGTGGAAACGATCAAGGTAATCATCCTATGAGTCTGCTGAATTATTCCGGGGCATATGGAATGGGATTTGCGACTCCAACAAACTTTTTTAGAAAAATATCTTTATATACTCTAAGCAGACATAGATTTAACGGATATGAACTGTTGGCACCAAGAATTAAATCTTGGTCTCATGGGAATGTAGATTACTCTGCAAGCGAGGCACTTGATAACACAATGACCATTGAGTACGAAGGTGTAAAGTATCTTTCAGGCAGCGTGGCCTATGGACAGCCTGATGGTTTTGCCAGCCTATCTTACGATGTTGTGCAAAGTCCTAATGTGTTAGGTGGTTCATTGGGACTGGGTAATGTGCTCGGGCCAATTGGTGATGTGTTAGGTGGTATCGAATCTGTATTCGGTGATGTGACCAAAAAGAACATATTGAAAAATCCAGGCGGATTCATAAGTACAGCAATTTCTCAAATCAATACCTATAAGAACAATGGAGGTCAATTCCCTACAGTGGATGGAGTTATTGGAGAATTGAGAAATCCTGCAAATATTTTAACTGCGGCCAACACCGTTGGTGGAATTGTAGGAGCTAGTTTTCCTAAAATAGGTGCAGCATTGGGATCTATAGCGGCCACTACTGCCACTAGAAAAGTTTTGCAGACGCAAGCAGCCAATAACACATTCCCACTGTCATCGGGCAGTACCAATGAAAGTCCTGCGGAATTTCCATGAGCACAATTAATTTACCAGCAGTGACAAAAACAGACAGTGCTGCAAGTACAAAATTATTTTTTGATACCTACGGCCAACGACCTTTGGAATTTGGAGCCAATGAAGTTGCTGCCAGCATAAGTTTTTTTACCGGCAGAGGCTTTGAAGAGGAAGCTGCCATGACCACAGCAATGACCATACTGCGTCAGGCCAAAATAGATGGCGTTGCTGTTTTTGAAATACTAGACACCTTGAAAGAACTCAACGGTACACAACTTAGTGCAGTAGTTGCACAGATTCTCAACAAATATCGTCCCAACACATCTTCATTAGGATTCAGAGCCCTAAATGTTATTAAGATAAATCAAACTAGAAACATTTTACCATAATGGCCAAATTTGCTCAAGGAAGATTCGAAATGAAAAATCCTAGCAAGTATGTTGGGACCAAAACACCATTGGCAAGATCAAGTTGGGAATTTGTTTTTATGCGAATGTTAGATGAACATCAAGGTGTAGAAAAATGGGCTAGCGAAAGTATACAAATACCTTACAGAGACCCGTTGACAGGAAAATATACCATATATGTTCCTGATTTTTTTATTACCTACGTTGACAAGAACGGAGCAAAGCATGCAGAAGTGGTTGAAGTAAAACCAGCCAGTCAAACGCTGTTGGCCAATGTTGGAAAGAGTGTTTATAATCAACAACAGTATGTGAAGAATTTAGCCAAATGGGAAGCTGCCACTAAATGGTGTAAGCAGCAAGGCATAAAGTTTCGTGTAGTCAACGAGGAACATATTTTCCATCAAGGTTCAAAACGCTGATAAGTATTGCTATGACCAAGAAACTTGAAGAATTATTTAATTTAGACGACAAACAGATAAATGTTGTGCCCAAGTCTATTAATGAAGAATTAGTAGAAAAAGCCACAGAAGTAAAAACACTAGATGACAGCATCGAAGCTGTGAATCAAATAACCAAGAGTTTACCGCAGATAGTTGAATTAAATGATCTAAACGATAATGAGTTAGACAATCTTGCTAGTAAAGCAGAAAAGGCCTACGACGATCTAATGGATCTAGGCATGAATGTTGAAGTTCGTTACAGCGGCCGCATATTTGAAGTAGCAAGCTCTATGATGGGCAATGCTATTACAGCAAAAGCAGCAAAGATTGATAAAAAGCTCAAAGCCATAGATCTACAGCTTAAAAAATACAAGATTGATAAAGATAATAACGAAGACCCAAATGATGTGATCAACGGACAGGGTTATGTGATCACCGATCGCAACGAACTCATTAAGAAATTAAGCGGAAAAGCATAAATACTAACATGAAACCATTTACAGAATATCTTGCTGAAAGCAAAAAAATCTATAACTTTAAAGTCAAAGTGGCTGGAGAATTGCCTGAGGCTTTTCAAGAAAACTTGAAGACAGCACTAGATCGCTGCAAATGTATCAAGTTAGAAAAAATCAAAACCACACCAATACAGGCGTTGCCCCTGGACTTTCCCACAATGAAAAATTGTGAAGTAACTGTGTTCGAAGTAATTTGTGAATATCCTATTACAGGACCAGAAATAACTAATGATGTCAAGGCACTGGGACTCGACGAATCCAGCTTTCGTGTACGAGGTGGTAGTGAACCAACAGAAGCTGATCAAGTTCTGCTAGACAACGAACCATCAGGTGAGTCTCTGTTATTAGATTCCAACTACAAAGAAAACACTAATATCAAACACAAAGACTATTTTGGTGATGACTTCAACAAAGGTTTTTTAAAAGACCTTGAAAAGACTGCAAAACAACGTAAAAAAGATCAAACTGGGCCAACAGAATATAAGCTGCCCAAGGGCAAGACTGACAAGTTGGGCCTTAAAAGCGCAATGGGGAGTAAATAATGGACTTTAATCAACTGTTAGCCAAGATGAGAGACTTGGATCAACCAACTACACAATCAATGCCTGCCACAGAAGCCTGCGGTGATTCACCTATGCCTATGAGTATGCCACCGTCGGTGAATCATCAACCACCACCAAGTCATCCTAGTATGAGTGTGAATCTCAATGCACAAGGTATGGACAACATTGAAAGTTTAATGAAACTTATGACTAAAGTTAATCCAGATATGATTAACCAGCCATCCAAGATGATGCCAATGCCTGCCATGACTGCAATGCCATCGTTAACTCCTCCAGGACCTAGTATATCTGCCATAGGTGATCTTGGCAATCTAAATGCCGGCCCCTTAAAGATGCTGCCAGATCTAGACATGGATAAACCACACGACGAGCCAGATGCAGATAACATGGGCGGCCCAAGCGACATGGACTCCGATAATATGTCTGGCGACAATGATCTTGATAAAGACTCAAGCGATCGTGATGATCAAGACGACGGTGAAGATCAAGACGATGATCGCGGTATGGAAAAAGATGACGAAAAGAAAAATGAATATGCCAACGAGCCGGAAGAAAAATACAAAGACATTGACTATATGGTAAACAAACTTGCTGGTGGTATGAACGGTCCAAAAGGCACATATCCCAAAGTAGCAGGTGGCGACAACCCAATGCAACGAGTTGAAGCTGTTGATCTAAGAACTGCTATTAGAAACGAACTGCGTGATCGTTTAGCAGAAACTAAATCTGAAAAGTTTGATCCTTTGAAGCACGTTAAGAATCCTACTCCGGGTGAGAAGAAAGCCGCTAAAGATGTCAAGCGTGGTAGCTATGCAGATCGTGCGGCAATGTTAAAGTCAGCCGAAGCTGATGGTAGATTAAAAGATTAAGGAGATATAAATGGGATCATTTACAAGAACTAACGGACTTAATTGTACAGTAGCCACCCTGTATAATTTAAATGCTAATGCATTTTTAATCACGGTGAAAAATGCAGCAGCAAGCGCACGAGATCTAAGAGCAGAAGATGATGCTGTAGACGAAACAGTTGAAATGATTGTTAAAGAAATTAATCCTTTGATGTTTTTGGTAACTGATTCATCGGCAGGAACAATACACATTGTTACTGATTTAAGTCTTTCAGCAGCAGATATTCAAACTAGGATTAGAAACCTAGGTACAGTAGTTGGCCCTAATGATATTGACGTTACAGGAACTACCGTTACAGCAGCGACAAGTATTACTGTTGCTTAATATAACAACATAAACTCAAATAGGCTCTTCGGAGCCTATTTTTTTCAGTAAATAACAGTATGGCAAAATCACTAGACGGTAATTTAATTAAGAAAGCACATGCACCTCAGCGATATACGTTAGAGGAAGTTAAACATCTAGAAGCCTGTATGGATCCCGTTAACGGTCCGCTGTATTTTTGTAAAAACTTTTTAAAAATTCAACATCCTGTGCGAGGATCGATTCCCTTTGTACCCTACGAATATCAAGAACGATTGATTCAATCATACCACAACTATAAACAGTCTATTGGTATGTTGCCTCGCCAGATGGGCAAGACTACCTGTGCCACAGGATACTTACTATGGTACACACAGTTTGTACCAGAAGCACAAGTATTGATTGCAGCTCACAAGTACGAAGGTGCGCAGGATATTATGAATCGCTATCGATTTGGTTATGAAAATCTTCCCGATTTTATTCGTGCCGGCGTTTATTCGTATAACAGAAATACCATCGAATATGATAACGGTGCTCGTATACAGGCAGTAACCACAACAGAAAATACAGGTCGTGGTAAATCTCTTTCATTAATCTATTGCGATGAGTTTGCATTTGTGCAACCACCGGAGAAAGCCAAAGAGTTTTGGACTGCGTTATCGCCTACTTTGTCCACAGGTGGTAAATGTATTATTACATCAACTCCAAACTCAGACGAAGATCAGTTTGCGTTAATTTGGACGGAAGCTCAAAACCGTTTTGATGAATTTGGCAATGAAACTGAATTGGGGAAAAACGGATTTCACAGCTTTTTTGCACACTGGAATGAACACCCTGATCGCGACGAAGCTTGGGCTCAAACAGAAAGAGCCAAAATAGGAGACGAAAGATTTCGTAGAGAATTTGATTGCGAGTTTTTAATCTTTGATGAAACACTGATCAATGCTGTTAAACTTGCAGAACTCAAGGGAATTGACCCCATAATGACCATGGGTCAAACACGTTGGTATAAAGAAATCGATTCTAGATGTACCTATCTAGTGTCATTGGATCCTAGTCTTGGCACCGGTGGAGACTATGCTGCCATCCAGGTATTTGAAATGCCTAGCATGATTCAGGTGGCCGAGTGGCGTCATAATCTAACTCCTATACAGACGCAGGTAAAACACCTGAGAGAAGTCTGTAAGTACATTCAAGACAGAAGCACAGAACTAGGTGGCGCAAGTTCACAGATCTACTACAGTGTAGAAAACAATACCCTAGGTGAAGCTGCATTGATTGTGATCAATAATATAGGTGAAGAAAACTTTCCTGGACTGTTTCTAAGTGAACCTATACGTAAAGGTCACGTTAGAAAATTCCGCAAGGGATTCAACACCACACACCGTACAAAAATAACCACTTGTAGTCAGCTCAAGCATATGCTAGAAACACAAAAGATGAAGATCAATAGCAAGCCTTTGATTTCTGAATTAAAAACTTTTGTAGCTCACGGAGTAGGATTCGGCGCCAAGACCGGAGAACACGACGATCTAGTAAGTGCAACACTATTGATACTTCGTATGGCCACTATTCTCAGCGATTGGGATCCTAAAATCTATGAAAAAATGACTGAAAAACTCACAGAAGATCAAATGCCAATGCCGATCTTTGTCAGTAGCGGGTTTTGATAAATATAACTATGGATGCAACAAACAACATTGCCACTGATCTATTCTACAAAATTCGTAGTAGATTTTCTGGCCTAAAATTAGGCAACGACACAGGTGCTATCACTATCAATCCCGAAGAAGCAAGATTCTTTGATTTTGATTACAAAGACGGTGAAGCAGCTATTGGTCATGTAAGTATCAGTCTTGCTGAAAATAATTCTATTAAAGTGTATTTCAGCACAGGTATTACAGAAAGTATGGATACCTTACAGAAAGAAGGCTGGTATGGATTCTTAAAAGAATTACGTTTGTTTGCCAAAAGAAGATTGATGAGTTTTGATACTAGAGATATTGCCAAAGACAATCTAGATCGCAGAGACTTTGCGTTTTTAAGTCAATACAATACACCCAAGCAATCACAATCAAATACAGTTAACCCCACAGTTGGAGAATCAATTATGAGCGAAAGCGCAATGTATGGTAGCAAGAACGTCAGCTTCCAAAAATTAATGGATACACGTCTAATCATCAAACACAGCAAAGCAGTCATGGATGACACTGCTCCTGGTAGTAGAACAAGAAACATCGGTGCATTGTTTGTAGAAAATCAAGATGGTGAGAGATTCAAGTATCCCTTTATTCACCTAGCTGGTGCTCGTGCCATGCAACGTCACGTGGCCAACGGCGGATTACCTTATGATGAACTTGGAAAAAGTATTGTAGGTATGAGTGAAGAAATTGCGCAACTAAAAAGTTTCGAAAGTTATGTTGTGCGCAATGATCTAATGAATTCAATGAACAACTCTATTGTAGAAAGATCGTCGCAGTATCTAAATGGTCTAAGAGAACAAATCAAAGCACTGGCCAAGCAAGGTCATTACGAGGCATACAAAGAAAATTTTCAGGCAATGGAACCCGTAGAGATTCCACAAGACGTAGTAGAACAGTACACAGATCAATTCACAGTAAGAAATTTCAAAGAAGATATCAAATCAGTATTTCCTGTTCTATATAGACTAATGAAAGAAAGCGAAATAGGCTATGACGACATAGTCGAAATGACGCAACCAGACGTAGTAGAAAACGAGGTTGCTGTAAATTACAACGATCCATTTGCTAGATTTGAAACTTGGGCAATGGGACTAGGCGAGGCTTCGGCTATTTCTAGCGAAGATCAAGAAGAAAAATTAGCAGCCACAAAAGAATTACAAGAACTAGTAGGCCAAGCATTTCCAGCAGGAGTAGATGGCACAAATGCTATCGAAAGCCTAAAAGGCATAATCGAAGATCCACAATTATTTCAATCAATTAAAGAACAATCAAAACAAGATTCTGAACTAGATACAAGAGGTCTAGTAAAAGAATGGTTAGAACAAAATGCGCCAGATACTCTAGAACAACTAGACTTTGGAGATTTTGTTGAACCAGAAGGTGAAGCGCCGGCGACTGACCAAGGGGGTGATATAACAGCGCCAGAAGCACCACAAGAAGAAGCCAATGGTCCAAATAAAAGTGATGTTCCTGCTTTTATGAGAAAAGACAAAGGCGATGATGATTGGAAAATGAGCACCAAGGATATAGATGACGAGAAAACAAAATCGCCAACTAGCTCCGCTGGTCTAGCACGTAGAAAACAAGAACTAGGTATGGGAGAAGCTGACACAGAACCGTCTAAAAAAGACGATGATGATCGTTCTCCTCCTTGGGATGCAGATGATGAAAAGTCAAATTTTAAAAAGCCCAACAATCCGAACCGAACAGGTCAAGATAGTGCTAGAGCATTAGCACAAAAAGGCATGCAGTCTAAAATGAATGTTCAAGAGTTAGCAGAATTTGTTCATACATTTTATGATCGCGAATCAGGCACATTCCCTAAAGGCCCAGAAGGCGTTGCTATTATGGTAGGCAAGAAGTTTGGCGAACAGGCAGAAATGGTTGCTCGCAAAATGGTAGAAAGAATGGCTCCACAACAGCAAGATCCGCAGATTGCAGAACTTGCTCGTATTAGAGAACTTGCAGGCTATTAAGATTTAATATCAATCAGACTGGGCACTTAGGTGCCCTTTCTTTTTGGCTAAATTGATTGTCAACGAGTTCATTGGCTACCGCGTTATATATATGTAGGGGTAGAAATTCCTACTTAACCAAAAGGAAACTTTAAAATGAAATCAGCAATCGCAATTCTCGCTACCGTGTTCGCAGTATCAGCATTCGCACAAGCACCTGCTAAGAAAGAAGAAGTCAAGCCAGCAACACCGGTTGCAACAGCACCAGCTGCAACAGCAAGTGCTCCAGCACCAGCCAAGGCTGAAGTTAAGAAGGACGAAAAGAAGCCTGCAAAAAGTGAGCCTGCAAAGAAAGACGCACCTAAAGCAGACGCAAAGCCAGCCGCTGCTCCAGCGAAGTAAATTTGATTTAGAAGACAATGATCTCATTATTGATGATGAGATCACTTTTGGCCGTAATCGACAAGCTGAGAATTTTGGTAAGGTAGTTGAAGAAGAACTATCGGACTACGTAAAGTTTAGATTATGGCTAGCTAGACAAATAGCATTGGCCAAATATAGAGAAGCCCACGGTTAAACCCTGGGCTTTTTTATTGGTAAAATAAAATTAAAAATAAACAAAAAATCATTGACCTTGCTAAATAAAAAGCGCATAATAACATATGTGCATAAGGCATATAAACATTTTAGGCATAATATAGGAGGCATTTAAAATGGCAACATTAGCAGAAATTCGTGCGAAACTTCAAGAAGCACAATCAAAGTCCACCGGACAATCCACAGGCGGTGGAGACAACGCAATTTACCCACATTGGAACATGCAAGAAGGCAAGGAAGCGGTTATCCGTTTACTACCCGATGGCAATTCAGCCAATACATTTTTCTGGGTAGAACGTGCAATGATCAAATTGCCGTTTGCAGGTATCAAAGGCGAAACAGATTCACGAGCCGTGCAGGTACAGGTTCCTTGTGTAGAAATGTACAATGACGGTACAGCCTGTCCGATTCTTACAGAAGTTCGTGGTTGGTTTAAAGACAAGGCTCTAGAAGAAATGGGTCGCAAATATTGGAAGAAACGTTCATACATCTTTCAAGGTTTTGTAGTAGAAGATCCTATCAAGGAAGATAAGACACCAGAGAATCCAATTCGCAGATTTATTATTGGTCCTCAAATCTATCAAATCATTCGTTCAGCATTAATGGATCCAGAGTTGGAAGAATTGCCAACTGACTATATGCGTGGCGTAGACTTCCGTATTGCCAAGACATCGAAAGGTGGATTTGCTGACTACTCTACTTCAAAGTGGAGCCGTCGTGAACGTGCTATTTCCGACGTCGACAAGGCAGCAATTGAACAGTTTGGATTACACAATCTAAGCGACTTCCTACCTAAGAAGCCAACAGATGTTGAGCTTAAGGTTATGAAGGAAATGTTCGAAGCGTCAGTTGACGGTGAAGCATATGATATGGAACGTTGGGGTCAGTACTTCAAACCAGCCGGAATGGGTCAAGCAACAGGTGATCCTAATAAATCTGCCGCACCACGTGCCGCAGTAGCCGCTCCAGTAGCCGCTTCAGCAGTTGAAGAAGATGCTCCTTGGGAAGAACCTGCTACTCCAGCAGTGAAGGCAGCACCAGCAGCACCTACTGGTGAAAGTGCAAGTCGTGCGCAAGACATCCTTGCCATGATTCGCAATCGTCAGAAGTAATTAGGCTAAACATAGAGTGCGGGGTAATCTCGCACTCTCTTTCATTTCTAGGAAAATAATAATGGCAAAACTAACTAAACTAGCAAAAGTAAACGAATCAATTACCATCAATCGTTATGACAACGCATGGATGGTTGAAATTGGTGGACGTGATAAAAAAGAAGAATGGAAGACCTCCAAAACAGTTTGCAACACAGAAGAAGAATTAATTGCGTTAATCAAAGAATATAACGCAATGGACCTGGACAATTAATATGGCAAAAGCATTTGATATTTCTAAATTTAGAAAGTCAATTACTAAATCGATTGACGGTTTAAGTATTGGCTTTAATGACCCAACAGACTGGGTTAGTACAAACAACTACGCATTAAATTATCTCATCAGTGGATATTTTGATCGTGGTATTCCGTTAGGCAAGGTAACTGTGTTTGCAGGAGAAAGTGGTGCAGGTAAATCATTTATCTGTTCAGGCAATCTTGTAGCAAACGCACAAAAAGCAGGCATTTATCCTATCTTAATCGATACAGAAAACGCACTTGACGAAAAATGGTTACACGCTCTTGGCGTAGATACAAGTCCAGATAAGTTGTTAAAACTTAATATGGCCATGATTGACGATGTGGCAAAGACTATCACAGAGTTCATTGCAGAATATAAAACAATGGATGAAGCAGATCGTCCTAAGATTTTGTTTATCATTGACAGCTTAGGTATGCTGTTGACGCCTACAGACGTTAATCAGTTCCAAGCAGGTGATATGAAAGGTGACATGGGCCGTAAGCCTAAGGCACTGACAGCTCTGGTTCGCAATTGTGTTAATATGTTTGGCGCCTACAACATTGGAATGGTATGTACCAATCACACATACGCAAGCCAGGATATGTTTGATCCGGATGACAAGATCAGTGGTGGCCAAGGTTTTATCTATGCAAGTTCAATTGTAGTTGCTATGCGTAAATTAAAATTGAAACTTGATGCAGACGGCAACAAGACTACAACTGTGCAAGGTATTCGTGCAGCTTGTAAGATTATGAAAACACGTTATGCAAAACCGTTTGAAAGTGTACAGGTTGAGATTCCTTATGAAACAGGTATGAGTCCATATAGTGGATTGGTAGACTTGTTTGAGGCCAAGGGGTTGCTTAAGAAAGAAGGTAACAGTCTTGTCTACACTACTAAAGATGGTGAGATTATTAAACAGTTCCGCAAGGCATGGGAAAAGAATGAGAAGACTGGCTTAGACATTGCAATGGCAGACATTTCTAAACACGGTGAAATTTCCACTTCTGAGATAACTACTACAGTTGAACCAGACTTGGAGGTCACTGAATGAAAGAAGATTTAATTGCAGATATTTGGACATTGGTATTAGAACACATACCAGAGAAACATCGCAAAGATGTGGCAGCAGATTTTGTTAATACACTAATAGATTATGGTATCAAAGAAAGTGTACTTGACAGCCTCAAAGGCGTTGACACATATCTTGATACTGCAATTGATTATGCTATCGACGGAGAAGACATCGAGGATGAAGACAGCTACGAAGATGAGGAATAAATGAATTGGTATGATCGTGTTTCTAAAGATATTTCAAATATTCCAGATGCCGTGGCTTATTATGAAGCTGAATTAATTCATGCAAAACAAGATGTCCGTGTAGCAGGCAACATTGAAAAAGCCTCTGCGCAGATGCCCGGCATTGTAGAAAATCGATTTAACCAACTGCAAGAAATTGAAGGTATTTTAGAGTATCTCAATATCGAACTTCGTAGACTTCGTAGCCAACATTTCCGTAAATATCTTGAAACCTATCAACGTCAGTTAAGCTCTAGAGACTGTGAAAAGTTTGTCGAAGGCGAAGCTGACGTTGTAGATTTTGAAAAAATCATCAACGATTTTGCACTGTTACGCAACAAATGGTTGGGTATTATTAAAGCTCTAGACATAAAACAGTGGCAATTAAGCAATATTGTAAAACTACGTACAGCTGGCTTAGAAGACGCCACTCTTTGAACTAGTTCATTATATACGCAGATAAATATCTGCATGAAAATAATATTAGTCACAGGTGGGTTTGATCCCTTACACAGCGGTCATATTGAATATTTTAAAGCCGCAAAACAACTAGGTAATCTTTTGATTGTAGGCATTAACAGCGATGCTTGGCTCACACGTAAAAAAGGTAGAGCATTTATGCCTGCTGTTGAACGCAAAGCTATTATTGAAAATTTATATCAGGTACACAAAGTAATAGAGTTTGACGATACCGATAATAGTGCTGTTGATGCTATTAAGCAAGTACAAGAAATGTTCCCTAGAGATAAAATAGTCTTTGCCAACGGTGGCGACAGAACTAAGGATAACATTCCTGAAATGGTGTTCGACGATGTGGAGTTTGTGTTTGGAGTAGGCGGCACTAATAAGGCAAACAGTAGTTCTTGGATACTTGACGAATGGCGAGCACCTAAAACTGGTAGAGCCTGGGGGTACTATCGAGTACTACATGAAGTTGGCAATCATGTCAAACTCAAAGAACTAACAGTCAATCCTAAGACTTGCCTCAGTATGCAACGTCATCAAGACCGTGCAGAACATTGGTTTGTGGCTGAAGGTACGGCCACAGTCTATACTATAGATCATAGCTCAGACATGGACCTATTAGGTGAATATACCCAGCATCAGTACATACATATCAATAGAACTCAATGGCATAAGTTATGCAATGAAACGGATCAACCCCTGCGAGTTATTGAAATTCAATATGGCGAAAATTGTGTAGAAGAGGACATAGAAAGAAAATGATTAATATTTTTATCGGATACGACCATAGAGAAGCAATAGCATATCATGTATGTGCAAATAGTATTATTAGACATTCTAGTAAACCAATTTCGTTCACACCACTTGCGTTAACAAATATGCAAGATTATCAAGAGACACACACTGATGGTAGTAATCAGTTTATCTACAGCCGCTTTCTTGTTCCGCATTTAATGGAGTACAAAGGTTGGGCAATCTTTATGGATGGTGATATGTTAGTCCGAGATGACATTGAAAAGTTGTGGAATCTCCGAGATGACAGCAAAGCAGTAATGGTAGTTAAACACGATTACAAAACTAAGATGACAGAAAAGTATCTAGGTGCTAAAAACGAAAATTACCCTCGAAAGAATTGGTCAAGTGTTATTCTTTGGAATTGTGGCCACACTGCAAATAAAGTGGTAACACCTGAATTTATTGAAACTGCAACAGGTGCCCAACTTCATAGATTTACCTGGCTTGCTGATGAATTAGTTGGAGAATTACCTAAAGCATGGAACTGGTTGCCCGATGAGTTTGGCGCTAATCAAGATGCAAAGCTGTTACATTACACTCTAGGTACTCCAAGTTTTCACGACTTTGCTACTACTCCAATGGGAGATGAATGGCACCGTGAACGCATTTATACCGATTACTGTCTACAGCGCAATCTATGATTTTTCTAAGTAAAGACGGAGAGGACGAGTACATTAATTTGTTTGCCCTGGGATGCAAGACTGCACCAATATCAACAGAAGATTTTGTTTACGCAGATTCTCAAGATCCAATTATCCTAAGAGGAATCCTTAAACATAAAATAATGAAACGTTGCTGGAAAGACGGGCGTACATTTTATTATATGGACACAGGGTATTTTGGCAATGAAAGAACTGCATCCAATCCCAACGGATGGAAACTGTGGCATCGCATAGTAAAAAATGATCTGCAACATAGTGAGATTATTTCGAGGCCCGACGATCGTTTTAAAAAATTTAATAAAACTTTTCTCCCCTGGAAAAAAGATGGAAGAAAAA